CGCATAGCGGTAGTAGGAATGGCGGCCAAAAGAGTTTGAAGGGCCGATAAGCCGTATGTCCCGTGGTCAAGCCTGTCTGTAACCAGGCAAGTATAAAGCGGTTTCGCCGCGACGTCTGGAATCCCCAGGGCGGCCAGTAATGTTTGAAGGTTAGTTTGTGAACTGAAGTCGCCCAGGTCGGTTTGAATGGCGGCTATATCCGTGGGAAGATTGGCCGCCGCCAGTTCGTCAAGATAGCCAGCCCGTACCGCGGTATAATTGCCAAGCGCTGTCGCAAGTGCCGCAGTCCAGGAAGAAGCAAGGGCCGCGTTATCAGTCCCACGCATAGCGGTAGTAGGAATGGCGGCCAAAAGAGTTTGAAGGGCCGATAAGCCGTATGTCCCGTGGTCAAGCCTGTCTGTAACCAGGCAAGTATAAAGCGGTTTCGCCGCGACGTCTGGAATCCCCAAAACAGCCAGCAACGATTGAAGGTTAGTTTGGCCGCTAAAATCACCGACGTCGGCTTTAATATCTGTGTCGTGAGTAGTTAGGGCGGTTGAAGTCGCCAGTCCTGATACGTCGGCTTTATTTCCTTGTGGCGGAAAACTCATTTCACTTTCCCCCTTTTCGCATATTTGAAGACTTCCTGGTTACTGTGTCCCCCAGGCTATTTCCTGGACGCGTAGCAAATGGCCGTCTTGATTCTGGTCGGACTGGAAGTTAATTTGGTCGCCGTCGTGCATAAGCACGTCGAAGACATAAAGGCTATTCGCGACCAGGTTCGACCCGCCGTTGAAGTGGCAAGTCAATTCGTTGGTTCCGTCCGTAATCAACGCTGTGAACTTGCCAGCGACGGGAAGCATAACTTGAACGCGGAAAAGGACGGGATAATCGGAAGGCGTAATGTTGGCGGCCAGGAAGTCAATATTCGCGTTTTTATTGCCTTTGTGGACGTTGGCCTTTTCAATAGGAAGTGCTTTGCGTGTGATTTGCCTTGCGGAACGGTTGTCCCGCGAAGTCGGTTTCAATGCCATTGTCGTTACCCCCTACATACTAATTCGGGACGGCCCCCGAAGGGCCAGTAACCCCGTAATACTTATTCAGTTGTCGAAGGGGCCCCAGGTTTCCCCAGGGGCCCCAGGATTGCTATTTCGCCGCTTTCATTTCGGCGGCCATGTCGAACAAAGCCGCGGGCATGGGGGCGACGTCGGGCCCCGTTTTCTTCGGCTTGTCAATCTTCGGGAATTTATTCGGATTGCTCATTCAAGCCCCCTTTCGTTATATTTGTTCGGACGGATTATTCTTCGTAGTGGTTATTCGATATGCTGTAACCGTCCCCCTGAAGCGTTGCGACCGTTTCGTCATAGGAACCCGTGTCGGTCGCGTTGCCCGTGTAGTTGTCGCATATCTGACCGTCGCCCGCCTGGGCCTGGTGATTGAAGAACTTCGCGGGCGAAGCGGGACCGATATTGTGGTTGCCTTTAATCAAGACCTGGCGAAGATGTGACCCCGACTTGACTTCAATACAGTATTTCCCCGAACCGATGTTATAGAAGCGGTTCCGTTCAATGCCGTAATTCCAGCAACCTTGTGCCCCGTCGTCCTGAAGGTATATCGCGGCGGTTGTGTAACCAGTCCAAAGACCGTCGAATTCGCAATCTTCAATCTGGTTGTCGGCCCCGCCTTTGCAAAGGATAGCGTATGCCTTCGCAATCCCCCAATGGTCGAAGCGACAATTCTTGATAAGCGACCAGCCGCCAGCGGAACCGCCAGCTTCGCCGCAATCAATTTCCAGGGAAGCCCCCGCCGTCTGTGACCCGCAAAAGCCCAGGCCAAGAAGGATACAGGGTTCTTCGATTATGGCCGCGGGGCCGTCGGTATGCGAACCGTATATGACATGATATTCGCCCATTGCGTTCGGGTTCCCCAACTGGTCCGCCATGACCAGAAGGCCCTTGACGTCGAACGTGACTGGTTCCGTGACCGTTTGGGTTCCCCTGGTCGTGTGAATTACGTCGCCCTTCCAGTCTTTGCAAAGGTCAACCGCGGCTTGCATAGTAAGCTTCGCGGCGTCGGGCGATAGGCCCGAATTGTTGTCGTTGCCGTTCTGGTCGTCAACGTAGTAATGGGTTCCCAGGGGATTGAAAACGTATCCCGCCAGTATCCCTTCAACCGAACTTGCGACCAGCTTGTCGAAAACGTGTCGGCCTCTCCATCTTACTGTCATTTGAATTTCCCCCTTTTCGTTATTCGAATTTCGGTCGGGCCCAGGCTATCCCCAGGCCCGCCGATAAGGTTCCGTTGTTAGCTTATGACGTCGCCGAAGAAGACGCCCAGGTCCGCCCCCGTTACCTTGTAGTCGAAGGCGTGTTTCCCTTTCAGGAAGTCGCGGTCCCGTTCTTCCTGGACCGTCGGTATAACGTTCGTGGTCAAGCCGCTTCCGTCAATGTTCCAGGCGAAGGTATAACCAGCGGCGGGTTCGCGAAGGGCCGGTCGTTCGGGGACGTAAAGCATAAGCGCGTGTTTGCCCCAAACGAAAGCTTGAACTGCGGCCGCGGCCCCTTCCAGGGACGTTCGCCGGACGCATTTCCCGATAAGAAGCTTTTCAACGTCCAGCGCGGCGGCGACTTCGGCTTCCGTTAGAATGCCCCTTCCTGTGTATTTATACATATCAAGAAGAAGCGGGTGTCGGCGAAGCTGACTGAAGACCTGTTTCCCGACGACCAGGACATTCGGTTCCACGCCCGTATTCTGAAGGACGGTATCGCGATAAGTGTCTATGTCTTCGGGCGGGTCGCTGTTATCGTAGTCGTCCCAGGCGACAAAGTCCACCCCGACGGTCGGGTTCGTGTCCCATATCGTGCCGGCGAAAACGGCGGCGGCGATTTGGACTTCACGGTTAAGTAAGAATTGGTGAGCCAGCCATTCGGCCCCCGTGGTTTCCAGGTCAACGGCGACGTCCTGGTTCTTCTTATCTTCCCAGGGTATCGGATAACCCAGGTGATAAATGTCGCAGTAGAATTCGTCGGACGAAAGCTTCATTCGGCCTTCGGGGTAGGTATCCCCAGGCGTCCGAAGTTCGACCTGGTTCGTCAACCAGGAACCCTTGTCCCAAACGTAATACTTGTCGCTTTGCTTGTCCACGTCAACAAGTGGTAAGACCTGGTCGGCGATAAAACTCTTATTCCGATACGCGATTGCGATTTCCGACAAAGCCTGGTCAATATGGACGTCGCTACCGGTCGGATTTCCGAACATTCGTTTCATTTGTTCGATTCCCCCTTTTCAGTATTTCAATGACACGGATTAAGCCGTGTCTATCGCGCCTGGAAATGAGAAGTTGAATACCCCCATTTGCCCGTCGTCGTCCGCGCCTTCGACGCATTGGCCGACGCAATGGGTCGTGGTATCCGTGGTTTCCCAAAGCATAACCTTGCCCCCACTGGCAATACGGACTTTTTGGCCCGCCGTGATTGCTTCCCCAACCACGCCAGGGGCCCGCCCGACGATAAGCAGTTGCGCGACTTCGCTATTCGACGGTTTGTTCAGGACAAGGCCAACTGGAATGTCGGCGTCGTTAGTCGGAAGGACGATTGTCCGGTCAGCACTCAATTTGGCCCCGTAATACTGCTTGGACGAATAATCGGCCAGGGTCGCGGCCGTCTTCATACTTTCCGTCCAAATAAGTTTTTCGTTCATTCCCATTTTGAGAATTCCCCCTTACTTAGATTTTGTTTGACCTGGCCCCCGCTTACTGGTTCCAGTCGTCCCGCCTTGCGTGATACAGGTCGGGGCGGGCTTTGGAAACGGCCTTGATTGCTTCAACCTTCGTCGCTTCCTTGTGTTCCGACTGGTATTTCGCGACTTCGTTATCGAAGTCAGTCGGGGAAGCGGCGGAACGTGAAGTGCCGACTATCTTTTGGGCTTCAACGGCCAGGCGATTCGCTTCTTCCAGAGCCTTGAATTGGGTTTCCGCGGTTTCCTTGCCGGCCTTGCCTTCAATATCGGCCAGCTTTACCGCGTGTTCGTGGGGCGTTCCTGGAATAGCCTTGAATTCCCGCGTCCGGTCTTCCCAATCGCGGACGGCCTTTTCCGCTTCCAGGGCCTTAATCCGGTCGGAAGCTTTGGCGAATTCCTTCGCCATTTCCCCGCCAGGCTTCGCGGATTCCGCGGCGGCGGCCGCTTCCATAAGAGCCTTAATAGCCGCGACAATATCTTCCGCGGTCGCGCCTTCGGCCAGTCCCAGGGCGGCGGCTATGGCGGCCAGGTCGCCTTCCTGGAAAGCCCCCTTCAGTTCTTCAACCGTCGGGGTATCGCTTCCTTCGAAAAGCTTGACCAGGTCGGGAAGCTTCATTGCCCGAATGTCTTCCGGCTTTTTACCTTCTAGTGCTTTCGGTAACATATCTGTATTACCCCCTTTTGGTTTACTTTCTGCCTGGCCCTTCAACCAACCACAAACGCGTTCGGGGTCGGTAATGCCAGGCTTGCCCGTCAACTCCGTAACGCAAGCGTCGAAGCCGACGCGTCCGGCCCAGGCAATCAGGGGTTGAATATTCCCCTGGTATTCCAGGTCGGCATAGGCGCGGATTTCTTCGGGGACTCCCGCATTGTCCCCTGGGGCGGCGTGTTTCCCCACGACCATTTGTTCGAATAAGTTTGCCAGGTTTCCGAACAAGGCCCTGAATATTGGCGCGCCGCGCTTCCCTTTTATTATGTCGGCAAGCTTGCCCCGTATTTCGTTGAATTCGGCCCGAAGCGTTTCAATCGGTATGTCTTCGCCAACCGTGAAGGACAATACCCGCGCGCCTTTTCTACTTCCGCCGAATATCAGGGCCCTTTCCAGGGTCGCCTTGTCAACTGCCGGTTCTTCCGCGCCTAGCAAAGCGACGCCCGTTATTACGGGGCCGAAATCCCCGACCGCGTCTTCAATTTCGACCGATACGGTCGCATATTGGCCGCCTTCGATTAAGTTGGCTATCGGTTCGGGGATATTTTCAAACGCGGCGACCAGTAGGCCGCCTTTGCGTTCAAGGGAAGTCATTTTACCCAGGCCAATTTGACCCTGGCCGTTGTCACCCGTAATCGTTTCAACGGGGACGCCCAGGGCGTCGGCGATTTGCTGGTTGAACGCGTCCGAAGTATGCCCGCATTTCAGCGGGACAATGGCGGGGACGCCCGCCGTGAATGCGTCAACCATTTTGTCCAGGTCTTCATTTGTCCAGTCGCGGGTTACGCCCGCGCTATCCGTCCAGTTCCCCACGGCGAAGACCTTGACGCCGGTAATCTTCTTCATATTCGGGGCCTGGAATTGCTTGATAAAACCGAAGCGGGTCATTTCGTAGCCTTCCGCCAGGGCCGCGGCGATTGCTTCCCGGTAAGCTTCCTTTTCAGCTTTGCCGGCAACCAGGGCGGCGTCGTATGCTTTCAGGTATGGTTCGGGCCATTTATCCGCGGTCATTCCCCCAGGCCAGGCCCCCGTTATCTTATGTTCTAGCCAGGCGCAAAAGCCTTCGGGACTGGACTTGTCCTGGTTCTTTGCGACGCATTCGTCGAAGGTTGCGTATGGGCCAAATGGCGACATTCGTTACCCCCTTCCTGGCCGTTCGGCCAGTATTGCGTTATGATTTCGCCCGAACACAAAATGACCGTCCCGCAATTTAGGCATTTGACGAACGCCTGGTTCCCCATTCCGCGGGATAGTTCCTTCAGTTCTTCGGTTTCGTTCCGTTTGCAATTCGGACACTCCATTTCGGGCCCCCGACCAGGCCAAAAAATAACCCCGAAGGACGTGTATCCGTCTTCGGGGTCGGTCGGGCCAACTTTCGGGCGGTCAAGCCGCCTGATATTCAGTTGTTAAATCTTCGCCGCAACCGCGGCCTGGTCTTTGAAACTATTATCGGCCCTGGTTTTCAAAATGTCAAGTAATTCGGAAATCGGGATAACGGCGACGTGTTTTACCCCGTGCCGGCGGTCTTTGATAACCAGGTTATCGCCGACGATTTCAGCCATTTTCTGTGTGCCACAGCAGGAACAATATATGACGTCGCCGTTTATCAATTCGCCCCCTTCGGTTTCAATCAGGATTACATTCAGGGCAAGGAATAAACTTCGCCCACAATGGCAAGCCCGCCTTTTCCGCCCGACGTCGTTCGGGTCGGGTCGCTTCTTCCTTCGGGATTGACCCCCTTCCTTCACACCTGGGGCAATCGGGCCGTGGTTTATTTACTAACACTTCCCCAGGTTTCGGCTTTTCACCTTCCAATAGTTCCCTTACAATTCCCGTTTCTGGATTCATTGATAATCCCCCTTTCGTTTAATCGTCATATACTCCACGTCGCCATTCGCCATCTCTAAAAACCGAAACTGTACATCTGCAATTTCCCCTACACGTTACTTGTCCAGCGGGCACGGTTGGAAGCGTTCGCCAGCCGCCAGGGTATTCGCCGGCCAGTTGGGGACAACCGTAAAACCCAGGGGACGGCTTACAATGAACGGCCCGCGGGTCAAGGTTCCATTTGACCGGTTCGGGGGCCAGTCCTTCAGCCGCCCGTTCGTCTTCGCGGATACCGCCCAGGGTCTTTTCCGTTTCGAAAAGCATTACCCAATAACCGCCGGCATACTGGGCGGGGGCATTCCTGGAAGCGGCGGTCGCGTTCTTAATCGCCAGGGAAACGGCCTTTTGTTGTTCGACGGCCAGGCCCCGTCCAATGATAAGGGCGGGAACCGCGGCGGCCAGGCCCAGGGTCAACTTTTCGTGAACCTTCGGAACCAGGTTGTCCCGAACCATTGCCAGGTTTTCTTCCTTCCGCCGTTCGGCCAGGGCCAGGATTGCGGGAAGTTCGGCCCGTGAGCCCGCGGCGGTCTTCACGGCTGAAGTCGTGCCGGCATTCATAATTTCGACCAGGCGCGTTTCCAGCTTCGGGATTTGGGCGTCCAGGTAAGCGGACAATTCAGGAAGGGTCGCCCCACGGCTTGACCTGGCCGCGATTTCGCGCTTCAGCGCGGCGGCCCATTGGTCAAAGACGCGGACAAGCTTCCGTTGCTGGCGGTTCGTCTTTTCTTCATAGGTTCCGGAACCGATACGTTGCTTTTGCCCCGCCTTCGGGCGGGCCTTGAAGAACGGCCGGCGTCGTTTCAATGCCGTTACCATTTCGTCCCGACCTTCCTTTCCTGGGAATGCCCGCAACGGATACAACGGCGAATGTCGCGGTCGCCATAACACGGGTGTAATCGCCAGGGCCCCCAATCGTGCCTGAATAAGCAAAGAAGCTTCTTCTTCATTAACGTTCCCCCGCCAGGGCCAGTTCCTTTTCAATCGAACCGACCTTATCGCCCAGGTCGTCCATTTTACGCGGAAGGTCAAAAAGGCCCCCCATTGGCGGGGCTTCAACGTCCCGCGGGGCCCCCCGTTCTTCTTCGGGAAGTTCCGGAAGGTCGGCAATCCCCCGAATATGGTCTTCGTCAATATCGGTCGGCGTGAATAGCTTCGCCCCGACCGCGGTATTCAGCGAATTGAGTAACCCCGCCAGGTCAATCTTGCCTGGCTTTTCCCAAACGATTGTCGGGTATCCGGAAATCCCTTCCCAGGCGTTGAACTTGAAAAGATACGGGACAAGCTGAAGGTTCCAGGTTTCCAGAAGGTAACGTTGAACGGCTTCCAGGACTAGCACGAAGAAGTCCTGGGAACCTTTGACAAGGGCCTGGGTTCCGACGTTCCCCATTCCTAAAATCAGGAATTGGGCGAAGAACCGCATTAAGGTTACTTTATGCCAGCGGTCAATTACCTGGTTGACGTCGTATATCTTCGACCCGCCCCCGTAAGCGCGTATGTCAACGCCTTCGGGTTCAATCAGGTAAACTTCTTCGTCCTTCCGAAGCCCCTTCAGCGCGGTTTTCAGCGCGTTAATGTCCGCTTCTTCATAGCCGCCTTCTTTTAGCTTCGCAATCGGCATTCCGCCGACGTCGCGTTCAATCCCGATTCCTTCCAGGTCTTCCAGGTTACGCGCGAACTTATAAGGCCGATAAAGGGCACTAAGAATCGAATGCCCCTGGGGATTCCCCTTCCGGCCCCTATATTTGAAGTGAAGGCATTTGGCAATCGGAATATCATATTGGCTTCCCGTGTTCGGGTCATTCTGGACGAAGGAAACAAGCTTGTCCTTTTCGTCTTTGTCGTATTCCCAACGGTTCAAGCTTTCCTGGCCGCGCGGGTCAATGTTCTTCAGCCAAAGCCGGCCGTCGGCCCGCTTGTCCAGGACGATTTCGCTCAGGGCAAAGCCGAAGTCCAGGCATTCCAGGGCGTCTTCGACGTGGGAAATCCACGGTTGGCTTTCCATATTATTCAACACTTCCCAAAGCCATTCGGCGGCGGCTTCGTCGTTCGGGCTTCCGCCTGGGGCCGCCTCAATGTCGAAGGAAGCGGCCTGAAGGGGAAGCTTGATTGCGTCAGTCAGGGCCCCGATAATCGGGTCGTCCCTCATTTCCAGGTATAGCTTGACTTCGGTTGACCAGTTTTTAAGCGCGTTCCGGTATTCTTCCCGTATCCGGCCGCCGATATGCTTCAGGCCGGTAACGCCGATAATCGTCCGGACATTCCCGCCGTCCTGGTATTTATGCGAACGCCGCCCTTCAGTCAGGCGGCGTTGACTTCGTTTTGAATTTGGGTCGGGCGGGGTGTAACCTGGTCGCTTTTCATTAACCATTTATCGAACCCCCCTTCGGGTAGATTTCGGGCCCTTGTCAATAATATTACTTCGGTTTTTCGAAAGTGTCAAGTTGATACGTTCGATAGTTCACGGCTGGTCATTCCCGCCAGCGTGAAGTTTTCGGTTCCGTTTGGACGCCAGCTTCCAGTCCTTTCAACCGCGGCTTGAAGTATCGCAAGCCGTGAACCAGGACGTCCACAATGTCGTCGTGGGCCCCCGTCGGGAAGTCCCCGATTTCCTTCAGGAAGTCGGCCAACCAGGAAGCGCGGACGGGGATTAAGACCTGGCCCGCTTCCATTATACCGGTTACGGTATGGGCCCGCGTTATCTTATCGTCAACCGCCTTGACCGCCCGCATTGGGACGGTCGTATCGCGGCGGACTTGCTGAATAAGCGAAATCCCCGACGCCTTATCTTCAATCAGGACGCGGTCGGGTTCCCATTTGTCATAATTGGCTTGACAAGCCCGAACCAGGTCGGGGAATATCATTCGCCGGACGAATAAGTCCAGGACGAAATACCTGGTCGGGCGACGTGTCATTCCCAGGGTCAAACACGCCGACCGGTCGTGCCTTTGTTGTTCTTTATAAGCCGTGTCCCATATCTGAATCGTGCTGGAAAACGACGCGGGAAGGTCTTCTTCAGAATAGGATTTGAACCAACCAGTTTTGATTATACCGCCGCCTTCGGGTTGCGGCTTGCCGCGGTATTGGGCCGTCCACCAGAAGGGGCCAGCGGCCATTCTGGAACGCTTCAGGGCGGCTTCGTCGTATCGTTCGGGCCAAAGGGCTTCCCCTGGTTTCCGGCCCAGGGGGTCGTTTTCTTCCGCCAGGGCGGGAAGGTTGATTACTTCCCACGGGTCGGGGGCGACGTCTTCTTCGATAACCGGTTCCTGGTCTTCTTCAGGCGGATTCCCCAACAAGGCCCCCGCCAGGTCTTGTTCGTGCCAGCGTGTCATAATGACGATTATCGAACCGCCAGGGGCAAGCCTGGTTCGGGCGACGGTTCGATACCAGTTCCAGTTCCGCCGGCGGTAAACGTCTGAAAGGGCTTCAGCGTCGTTTTTAATCGGGTCGTCAATGATAATCAGGTCGAAGCCGCGGCCCGTGAAAGGGCCCCCGATACCCGCGACGAACATTCCGCCGCCATACCCGCGAAGGTTCCAGCGGCCCTTCGCCTTCGTGTCCTGGCGAAGTTCCAGGCCCAAATCGTCGGCGTTATCGTTTATGGTATCCTTCGCCTTGCCGCCCCATTCGGAAGCAAAGCCCATTTCATAAGACGCCAGGCCGACCTTCTTCCAGGGGAACTTCTTCAGGAACCAAACGGGCGTCCAATGGGACACAAGTTCCGACTTGCCGTGTTGGGGCGGAATAGTGATAACCAGGAAGACGGGCCGGTCGGCCACTTCCGCGATACGGTCGGCCAGGAAGTCAATATGCCGGACGCGTTCGTAAGCCCCGCGGGATATGTGGGCCCCCAGGGTCGCGGGCGTCCGCGTCCAGTTGGTCGCGTCTTCACGTTGCCGGATTCCGGCGGCAACCGCGGCGTCTTTGTATAGATACGGCGTTCGTGTTACCATTCACCAATATCCCTTCTGAAGTCTTCGAATTCATATTTGGCGAAAGACCAAAACATATTCGCCCAACGCGACAACTCGATATAACGGCGGTCGCGGCGAATGCTTTCGTATTTCATTACATAAGCGCGACAACCCAGGCGGCGAATAAGGTTCAATCGCGCCTGGTCTTCTTCCCAAGTGGTATTGAAGCCGACCAGGACATAAAAGAACACGTCCCTATTCAATCGCGCCTGGCGAATCATAGCAACCTTTTCTTCGATTAGCGGGGCCAGCTTCGGGTCGTCGAAGGCGAATCGAAGCCGCCGCATTTTAAGCTTCTGCAACAATAGAAGCGTCGCTTCATTTATCAATCGAATATCAAGGCCCTGGTTGAAATCAACGGACAAACCGTTGGAAAACAGTTGTTCAACAATGGTTTTGAAATGGTCGGGAAGGGCCAGGATATTGTTATCAAACAACGTCAATGCCTTCGCCTTCCCGTCCCAAATGTCGAATATATCGCCGACCGCGCGAATATTTCCTTCGACCTGGGGAACAATGCAAAATGGACAATGGCGAATACAACCCCGCGTCGTGAAGCCATAATTTATACGCGCTTTGACCACTTCGACTTCGAAGGGAAGCTTCGGCGGCGGGTCAATGAAGCCCCACGTTCCCGTCCCGCCAACGACGGCATCGGGCCGCAACCCGACCAGGTTTTCGACCTTCGGCCAGGTCTTCGTCAGTATGGTTGAAATGTAAACCTTGTCTGCTTGATTCAGGAAAAGCGGCATATCCCAGGTTACTTCGTCGCCCTGGCGTCTATGCCATATTGCCAACTTGTGAAGGGCGATATTAGGAAGCTTCCCGTCGGCGTCTATCAATAGCACTTTCATTCGACCTTCCCATTCCAATTATAAGGCCGGCGACCGTCTTTTCCCAGGTCATTGTAAAACCCAAAGCGCCGGCGACCCTTTGGGCGGCGTCCAGCATTAAGAATTCGTCCAGGGTCAAGGTAACTTCTGGACACTTTGGTTGACAATAGTTACCTTTTATCATTCGTAAGTCGTGTTGATAATTGTTGACGTTTGTTAACAATTAAGTCGCCGGCGGCTTTGTCGTCCGTTGACCGAACCAGAAGGCCGAAATCGCCGTAACCAGGATTAAGAACGAAGTTATGACGTCCTTCGCCATTTCCAGGTCGGCGAACTTGACGACCAGGAAGACCACGACGCCAACCAGGGCCAGGATAACCAGGTAAGTTATAATCGGCCGGACAAGTCCCCTTATCGTTTCAACCATTTCACTTTTCCCCCTTTCCTTCGGGAAGTTCCTTCGTGGTCTTCCCGTAATACTGAATAAGAACCTGGTCGCCCCGCGATATGAATTCGGCTTCCCGCTTCTTCACAAGTTCCGGCGGGTCGTTCGTAATCACGTTGACGGCCAGGAAGACGGCGAACATATCTTTGACCAGGGGCGGAAGGACTTCGACGATTACTTCCGCCTTCGACGTGGCTAGTCCCCGCGCCAGGCGTTCGCCGTGCTGGTAAATTTGGGCCAGCTTCCCGATTGTTACCAGGTCAACTTCCAGAGTCGGCGGAAGGCCCGCCTTGACCCTCTTTTCGACTTCCGCTTGCCAATGCTTAATCCCCGCCATTACCAGGGCCCCAATGTCCTGAAATGTCCGGACGTGTTCGGCGGTCATTTTGTCAACCTGGGCCTGGACGTCCTGGAAGCCCGCGCTTTCGTGCCTGGCGGCCCGTTCCAATATCTTCACTTGCCAGTTGTAAACGGACGAATACCGTTCCAGGGTCTTCAGCGATATTTCGGCCCCAACGCCGCGGACAAGGCCCCACAACCGCTTCAAGGTTCGGCCGACGCCCATTTGTTCATAAACCAGGAAGAAGTATTCCTGGCGTTCTTCGACCCGAAGCGCGTTCCAGGGCCGAAGCTTCTTCTTATGGCTTCGTTCCAGCTTATCGGCCATTATCCCGCCCCTTCGAACGGGGCGGCGTTGATTGATTGCCGATACCCGATGGCGACCGCTTCGCAATGCTTACATATCCGGTCGCCCTGGTTCGCCCGCCAGTCCAGGGCCATAAGTAAGGTCGTCAATTCCGCCGGCCCGCCGACGCCCTGGCATTCCCCAACCTTTTCAATATCGGTTAGTTCGACCATAACCCAATCGCAAAGCCGTATCGGGTAGCCGAACGGTTGCCGGTAGATATGGACGCGGTTCCGCTTTTGCCCCGCCTGGCGACCGATAATGTCGGGGCCAGGTTTCGGCCGGTCAAACGGGACGGGTTTTGGCTTCCTACTGAATAAGCATTTGAACCAGTTCATAATACCCCCTTTCGTTAATGATTCAATGTAATAATTTGACGAAATCAATTACTTTAATAATTAACCAGGCCAGGAAGACGACCAGGGCAAGGCGGCCGATTACCCAACCGATAATCGCCCCGAACGTATCCTTCCACGCCTGGTCGCCGGTATGCCGGTCTTCGTTGCGTTCGTAGAATATGAACAAGCGGGCCAGTCCATTCGTCCAGTCCAGAAGGCCCATAACGAAGCCGACGGGAATATGAAGAAGGGCCCGAATGCCGAAGTCGTTTTCCTTGTCGCGGTTATGAGTGAATACCCGATTGACCCAGGCGATAAACTTCTTCACTATGGCCCCCTTCCCGCCGCCTGGCGCGCTTCTTTGATTGCCTGGTCGGTCATTCCAGGCTTCGGAACGTATATCTTCGGGCCGTCCTGGGGCCCGACGGCTTCTTCGGGCGGTTTCAAACGACTAAGAACGAATAGAAGGTCGCTTACGAATTGCCTGTGGTGATTGCAAAGGTCTTCCTTCCCTTCTTCCTTTTCAAAGGTTCGAAAGCAGTTCGGGAAAGGGCATTTGAAATAGTGCCGGCTTTGGGCCTTCTTCATACCAGGGCCCCCTTCCGCGGCGGCGCCAGGAATGCCGAATAAACTTCTTCCCAGGAAGCGGAACTGGCCCGACATTGAACCGACCGCGCTTCGGCAAAGTAAGACCAGTCAACCCAACAAAGCGGGCAAAGCCGCTTTTTTTCATAAGGCCCGAAGGCCGCCGCCGTCGTCCATTCGCCGCAACGGTCGCAAGGGAAGACCAGGTCAAAGCGGACGACGAAAAGAACCTGGGGGGATTGCCGCCAGGCTTCGAAGAACTCCCGCGGCGTCCGGCCCCGAATAAGAAGGCCCTTTTCTTCCATATATTTCAAGCCTTCCAGTTCGAAGTCGGCGTCCGGAATGTTCCTGGTATCTTCCGGATACGGCGGCCCGCTAATGCGGACGTCCCCGACCTTATTCCCGCCAATGCGCGGCAACCGGTTATATGCCAGGTGAACCGTCCTTTCGCGGAACCTGGCCGCGTATTCCTTCGACCAGTCCCGCCGCGTTACCTTCTTCCGTTCGGCCAGCAAAGCGTCGGTTGTCCAGGCAAATGACATTATCATTTCGGAACCTTCTTCCCGTCCGCGTCGCGTTTCCAGGGGAAGCCCCCCAGGACGTCGCGCTTCCGGACAAGCGGTTGGGCCCCAGGAACGCCGCGGCAAACGGGGCAAACTGGAACTTCGGCCGTCCAGTCCTTTTCAACGGGCTTGCCTTCTTCAACCACGGTTTCGAACCTTTCCATTCCACCCCCGCATTGCGAACAAACGATTATGTCCATTATTACCCCCTTTCGCTTTTACTGCTAAACTGCATTCGTCTTCCGGCGACAATCAACTGCTATGAAAAGCCTTGCCCCCCAAATAAACGGGGTCTTCGACCTTCCCTTCGCATTTATAGCAAGTGGCAATCGCGCCTCTTTTAGCCGGCATATTCAACCCCCTTATTCCTTGACAAACGTCAAGGGTTTATTTCGGGACGTTCCCGACCGTTATCCCTTCAGGCCGCCCGATATGCTTCGCCAGGTCGCACTTGATATAATAGTTCGCCCCCAGGCGGTCAAGTAGTATGACCACGTTTCGGGCGAAGTTCTTCCAGTCTATCCGGTAAACCTGGGCCTGAAGTTCCCGCGGAAGCTTCCCCTGGTAATTCAGCGTCCCGACCTTGAATACGTCAACGAACTTCGCCGTCGCTTCAATCAGGGCCAGGGATTCCGCGGGGTCAATCACTGGTTCCAGGGATACCCAGGTTTGAATCCCGCGGGCCTTCGCGTCTTCCAGGGACTTGATTCGCATAGAAGGAAGGGCCGCCCCTGGTTCCCATTCGCGGGAACGCTTCGGGTCAAAGAAGGTCAAGGTCGTTCCGAATAAGTCGGCCCTGGTTAGAATGTCGAAGTCCCTGGTCGCCAGCCAACCGCCCTTCGTCAGTATCGCGACCGCCAGGCCGTTCTTATGTAGTATTTTAATGGCCCGCCTGGTCAACTCGAATTTGGCTTCGGCGGGTTGATACGGGTCGGTTACGAACGATAAAAGGATATGCCGCGTTTCATTATTTCGGGCCAGGCGAAACGCGTCCCGTTCCAGTTCGACCAGGGTCGCTTCCAGGGGCCCTTCGCCCCCTTTCCTGGGAACCGCCCGACCGAAGAATTCCGTCGGGTCTTTGCGGGTTACGGCCGCCCCGTAGCAATACCGGCAAGCGTGTTCGCAACCCGAATATAAGTTGGCCGCCAGTTCGAAGTATTCACGGGCGCGCCCGCTAGTTTCGTATATCATTCCAAATTACCCCCTTTCCCATTTCGATAAATCGGGAAGCCTTCAGGACTTCCAGCTTCAAGGCGGCGAATACCCGTATCCATTCCCTTTCGGCCTGGTCGCGGATTTCAACCGCGGCTTCAAAGTTTCCGATTTCCACTTTGTCCCCCTTTCGCCAGGGCTTCCAGGAATCGAAGCCCTGAATGATAAACCCCGATTGCGATTGCGTCGTATTCGTGTTCGGACAAGTCCCTGGGAAGCGCGGGGAATCGCAAGCAAGCGTTTTCCTTCGTCGTTTCCTTTGACGCGTGGACGTGCCCGACGACGGCATTCTTCCAGGTCGCGGGATTATAAGCCGCAAGCGGTATCCTGTGCTTTTCGGCCCATTTGCGAATGGACGTGAAGACTATCTGAAGCCCCGCGATATTCCTTTGACGGTTCGTTGAATGCCAGGCGGTCTTCACGTCTTCAACGGCTAATTCGGTGAAGTGATACACTTGACACAAGTGTATCAACTCATTGACGATATACTGGAACCTGAAGGAAAACTCGACTTTCGAAGCGTCTATCTTCCCCCAGGCAATAAGGCCCTGGTCTTCGAAGACCGCCCAACCCGTAACCAGTGAAGACGGGTCAATCGCTATGAATCTAATCATAAACCCCCACTTTCCGTCGTTCCCGAAGGACGGCCTGGCCCTTGCGGGCCTTCTTTTTGCTCAGGCTATCGCCGTCGTCGCTATAACAAGGGCCGTAATCGCGAACCTGGCCGCAACGCCAGCAAGTTCCAATGAAGCCGACGATTCTTTCGTAGTGAATGCAACCAGGTATTGAACCTTCCACGATTATAATTGGTCTTTTCATTTCAACTCCCTTGCCTGGCCTTCCGTGTTAGTTGGTCGGTTCGGGCCTGGGCGACCAGGTCGTATCCGGTCGGTAAATCGAACGCGGCTTGTTTCGGTCGGTCGGCCTTTCCAATGTCTTCATTTACCCATACCATTGAAACGAATTCGCCCCGCGCCTTGACCTTCGCTTTCCAGGCGGCCAATATGTCGTCTTCAGAATAACCCCTGGCAAGCATTCGGTCAATAGCCTTCGCTTCCTTCCCGTAATTCGGAATCGGGTCTTTGTCGGTCTTCTCAGGATAATTCAAGGTCTTTTGCATTTCAGAGAATATCGGGCGGGTATGAAGTTTTGGTGCGCGTTGCTTCTTTGAAGAAGAGGGTTTTTCTTCTTTAAGGTTATTCTTTAAGGGTTCTTCTTTAGGGTTCTTCTTAGTCGCTCGTCGTTGGAAACCGATTGCGGTTTCGTTGGAAACCGATTGCGGTTTCCTGTGGGAATCGGTATCGGTGTCATTGGAAACCGATTGCCTATATTTACGCTCGTTTTCCGACCAAATGTTCAACAGATGTATAATGTGGCGCGGGTGTCCTTCGAATGGTTCCAGTTTTATTTCGATAATCCTGGCTTTGACAAGTTCCCGTTTGGCTTTGACTATTGTCTTAGTGCTGAAGCCGCAATGGACGGCCAGTTGGTCTTGTGTTTTCCAGCAAATACCCGCTTCACCCGTAACACGTTTTAGATGAAGGTAAAGCGTTTTTGCTTGGGGCGATAAACTGGCGTCGTCAACCATGTGTGGTATCATCGAAAAGAAGTTGACGGGGGCATTATCGGTTATGCCGAAATCATCGTTCATACATAACCTCGACTGGCCTATCTTTTTTCACTTTATTACAGCGGAGACAGCAAGGAACCAGGTTTTCTAAATCGTCGGTTCCACCCTTTGACTTCAGATTGCTTCGCCATTACGCTTTCCCCCTTTCGGATTGGATGATATGAAGCATTTTATCATTACCACAAGCACACTCCCATATAGAACCATCAAACCCTTCCCTTTTCATTAAGGCTTCTGTGGCATATTCAGGAGTCTCATAGATATCCAGCTCGGAGATGTTACTTCGGCTGCCTGCTAGATTCTGTGCAGATATGGTCATCTTACTCTACCTCCTCTATTACCTTATCAGGGTTTAGCTGGCGGATGAGGCAACTCATTAACATCTCAGCAGTAACTATCCAAGCGGAAGGCTCACTCTTTTCATAGGCAACTGGATTGCCTTTGCTCATAACTTTATTAATCACTAGTTTCTTGCCTTTCTCAAATGCCTTGCTCCCTATTTCTATCCTATCCTGTGCATTAAGCCTTCTCACTTTCACTGGTGTTTCAGACTTGGGTACTCTGCCTGTGCCTTCACAAGTCCAACACCTGCCAAGTAACTCAGTTCTGCCTTTACCTCCACACTCAGGGCAGGGTTCAGTATCAAGCTGGTGGATGGCTGTATAAGCTCTAGCCTTGACAGACTTCCACTCTGCATCGTCTATATGGTGCATTATAGTCTGGTCAGGTTCAACAGTATCTACGAAGTTGTTTTCAATGAAGTCCAGTATCTCCTTCACCTTCTCAATGTCCATTCATACCCTCCTTAATTGCTGTCAATGATTACTCGGCAACCATAATGGATTGCTCTTGGCAAATAGCGTAATTCTCTCCTGTTTGTAAAAATCAAATGGTATCTGCCCCCTATCTTCAGGTGTGCGTAAATCTATTTCTGCTAATGGCCTCCCAGAATTGTGAAGGAATTGCTCATATCGAGGGTGTCCATGCCTTATCGCTTCGTCTACTAATACCGCATCTGCCCATTCATCGGGAACTGAATATATATCCTGCCAACATCGTTTATCGTGATAAGGACAACCAACACAGGAGCTTTTGGGAACTGTGATATGGTAATTATTATGCAACCATAATTCACAGTCATTACGAGTCATAAATCTTTCAGCGAGTGGGAAGCGGTTAAATACCCACCCCGCCGTAGCATTATAAATACGCTGGCTCTCATCCAAGCTAATGCCAATCCAAAGCTCTAAAGCATCTTTAGGTAAGCGAGCCCTTCTTGACACCCCAAGCAACTCTCGTACCTTATGATATAGAGGGCGTATCTTATAATTTGAAGTGCATTGTCGTTTCCCGATAGATAACTTGCCATTTAGACGCATAAATATTGGCATAAGATACATCCCATGATGTAACTCTGAGCCATTAAGGCAGTCATACTTGATATTATATTCTTGGACTATGATTACAGGGATGCCATATTTCCCTGCTTCTATTTTCAACCAATCAAGGTGCTTGTATGTAGCTCCACTTTCCCACCCAGTATCGGCAAATATCGCCACATCAGGCTTCTCAATCTCATCCTTGCAGGCCATCAATAACAGAGTACTTGATTGGACTCCTGCACCTAGCGATAACACCTTCAATTTACTCATACTTCATACCTTAATTGCTGTCAACAAGTACTAATTGCCCCCTGGCTTAAGATTTACGGGTCGCGTTTGATAGTTTCGCCGTTGAAGTATCGGACAAGCAGGTTATTCAGGAAGGCGGGAACCGAACTGAAGCCTAACCGTGGGGCTTCAAGGTGTAGGTTGTGGTCATTGTCCTTTCTTATCCGCCAGTTTCGGACAACCTTCGCGGGGTCAACTTTGCCCTTCTTGTGCTGAGTATTCGTTACCATTCGGCAACCCCCCTTTCGCTTTTGTTCAGATTGTATCGCCTTTGTCCCGCGGTTGTCAAGCCCCTTCGCGATTTAATTCCCCCCAGGCTTCCGCCGAATTATCAGCGGCGTTTTCCCCGTTGTCCCCCTTTCCTTCAGATGATTTCGGCCGCCTGGCCGCGCTTAATTCCTGGGCCGTCTTCCAGGCCCCTTCCAGGTCGGTTATTTCCTTCGGGTCGTTTATTGACAATACTTCCTGGAAGTCAAGCCTGGTAACGGGCGGGTCAAGTTTCGTCGCCCTGGTCAAGAGGTCGCCGACGTGCTTAATCGGGCCGCCAGGCGGCGGCGCGTCATTTGATACCGCCGTTTCCTTTTCGGCCCCTTGTTGGTCGCCCTGGGGCCGCTGGTCAGGCTTTGGCGGGGCCGTCGTGGTTTTCGCGGGTTGCGGGGCCAGGTAATTGTCCAGGCCCCTTTCGATTCCTTGCCAGTATTTCCCCAGGATACGCTTCCAACCGTCTTCGTCAATTCCCAGGTCTTCCCCTGGGATCGGCGTCGGGCCAGTCAACACGGTTCCGACCTGGGCGATTGCCGTTTGCCCTTCGATTGACCGACGCTTCACGCCTTCCAGTTCCAGGTCAAGTTCGTGTTCCAGGCGGACGATTTCGGGCGACTTGCCGTATCCGCCGCCGCCAGGCTTCTTCACGGATACCGGTTTCCCGTCCTGGTAAACCTGGACAATGGTTCGGTCGGGCCCGTATTCGGGATTATCGGGGCGGGGCCGTTCTTCAATGTCCGCGATGACCACGGCGGTTTCCCCCTTCCCGCGAAGGAAGGTCTTCAGGTCGCCGTTGAATACCGTCAACCGAAGCGTCTTATCGAAAAGCGCGTGGTCTTCGGCCAGGGAAAGGTTCTTCGCGTGAATCCGGTCAAGCGCCTTCGTCCCGCCGCTGTATGGTATGTCGGCTTCGTATTTGACGATTTCAAGTTGTTGTTTCGGGACTATCGTTCCTTTCGGCTTGTCGTCCATTTTATACCCCCGTCGAAATAGTTTTGATTATGAACCGGTATTGGTTACAACGGCCATTGACGCAACGAATGGCGTCAAGGTCGCGGTTCAAGGCGGTTCGCTTCAGCGGTTGGCCGCAACTTTGGCAAGTCCCGAAGTCTTCTTCCTGGAAGAAGCGTTGGGTCTTCCGCCGGCGCGCTTCCAGGTCAGCTTCCATTGCCGCCAGGTCTTCGGCCACTTCTTCTTCGGTCGCCCCTTCCTTTTCCTTGACGTGTATCAATTCGGCTTCCCGGGACGTGTCTTCACGCGTCGCGTCTTTGCTTTCCTTCAAGTGAACCGGTTCTTCTTCCCGGGCCCGCTTATTAAGGCATTCCTGGCAAGTCCATTCGGGAACGGGGCTTTCGCCTATTTGTTTATATTCGCCTTTGCCTTTCAATGCCCCGTCAGTTGTCCGTCCGCAACCGCCAGAGCAAACAATGACAATTTCGGGAGCTGGCCCTAGCGCGAATGGTTTGTCGGCGGTCGGCATTGCCGCGACGTTGACGAAGGCGGAACATTCGACGACGCGGTCGTCGGCCCCTTCTTCCTGGGCGAACTTCGGGACGCCTTCGCATTCGCCGAATTCATACGCGCAATCGTCGCAAAGATTGAGTGGTCGCGCGGGTGGCGGCGTTGCGGGGGCCGCTTCCGGCGGCCCTGGCGGGGTTTCGGCCAGCTTCGGTCGGGTAGTGGTCTCCACGGTCGTTGATTTCGCCTTTGTCCGTTGTAGCTTTCGGGCGTCCTTCCGTTCCCTTTTTTCCTTCTTCGATAGTGGCTTTGTCAATTTGATTTCCCCCTTACTTTTTTTTAAATTCTAAATCTATTTTAAATATTCAGCTATATGGCTTTTTAGCGCGAACTTAAAAATTGCCTTTCTAGCCGTTTGATATTCAGGGTCTTCACATTCAACCGCGCAGAAATGCGCCGCTAACTGCATCGCTAATCTCAAATCTATTTTAACGTTTTTAGAACCACACCATAAAGGCCAACTAGAGAAGTCAAGGTCGGCTCCCCGAAGGTCGGCTCCCCGAAGGTCGGCTCTCCGAAGGTCGGCTCCCCGAAGGTCGGCTCCCCGAAGGTTGGCTCCCTGAAGGTTGGCTCCCTGAAGGTCGGCTCTCCGAAGGTTGGCTCCCTGAAGGTCGGCTCCCCGAAGGTCGGCTCCCTGAAGGTTGGCTCCCTGAAGGTTGGCTCTCCGAAGGTCGGCTCTCTGAAGGTTGGCTCCCTGAAGGTCGGCTCCCTGAAGGTCGGCTTCCTCACCGCCTTCTTCATTTTTTAACCACTTGCCATGAAACTCAAGTTTAAGTTTGATTTCTGTTTTTGTTAACCTTCTCATTTCTTCCCCCTTCTTTTATTTGGTTCTCATTGTAACGACGCGGTCGTCGTAGAATTGACCATTGTTATTTCGTGGTTTCATATAGCTATGTTGTCGTGCATGGGTTGAATGTTTCCTTTCCTCTAAATTGTCAGGTCTATCGTCGCCCTTTATTTCATTCAAATGGTGAGCGTCGCAACCATCAAGTAAGGGCCTTCCCAATTTAGATTCTAGAACTATTATCGCCCGCTTTACATACCCCTTTGAATCCGCCCTGGGGTGTTCTAGATTGTATATGAAGATGTATCCCCTCTTATCAGTTGTTTCGCCACCTTTCCAGTTAGCCGATTCTTTGCCAATCTTCCCGTATTGAGGATGCCTAACGCCAGTTTTCGAACAGGATTTACACATTAGACTTCTCGTTTTCCCATTACGGGTTTGAACTAATCTGACCTTTCCACAACTTATACAGGCATGATAAATATGTTTCCGCATTACTTGACTCTGACCGTGACAATCCTATCGTTCCAAAATTCGACCCCAGGAATTGGGCGTTCGCCCTTCGTTGACCTGGCGTGAGCATTAAGAAGGGATTCGTTCGCAATCTTCCAATGGTCGTCCAGAAGCTTGAAGTCAACGACGCGGGCCTTCCAGTTGTCCCGTCCCCCTAACGTCCCCATATCGGTTCGGGTATGGGCGGGGACGGCGGGCGGGGCGACGGCGGTTCCTAGTTCCTGGGTATGTTCGCCCGTTCCAGTCAAGGCCGCTTCGTCCTGGGCCAGTTTGAACTTTTCGTCTTCAATCCGCTTCGCTTCGGCGGCCTGGGCCCGAACCTTGTTATCGTATTCCGTAACCTGAAGCCTGGTCAGCCGGTCGGCTTCCAGGACGGGGAACATAAGGTCGTCGAATGCCTGATTGATTGCGTCAAGCCTGGTCTTCAACGGGCCGACGATTTCGTTCTTCCGTTCGAACATTCCCTTCTTACATTTGGCGATAATTGCCAGGTCGTCGGTCGCGGGCTTCAGGTCTTCGTTCTTCGCGATTACGCGAGCCTTCGCGAACTGAAGAAGCCCCGCGGCTTCCAAGTAAAGCGGAAGCAATTCGGGGGCGGGTTTCCCGACCTGGCGTTCAATCGTTACCAGGGCGGGCGGGACGCTTTGTTCGGCCGCCTTTTGTTCGTCCCAAAGTTGTTCGACGTGTTCGCCTTCCGACGGGCCTTCTTCCTGGGGCGGTTCCGGTTCCTGATTCAATTCAGGGAATAAGTCGGGGGCGGGTCGAACCATTATCGAACCCGCGGGAATGATTTTGACCCTATCCCTGAAGGCGGCGATTTCCGATTCGGGAACGTCGGTCGCCGTAACGACGGCTTCGACGAAGCCGTTTTGGGTTGGGACCTTGACGTGGAAGTCCAGGCCCAGGGGTTCGGCTGTGAAGTATGAATATTCGCGGCCTTCAGGCCCGCCCGTGGTTTTGTTCATATACCGAACCTTCACGATTGAAACGGGCGGTTCCTGGTCTGGCCCCAGGTCGGCGCGGGCGGCTTCATAATCAGGGTCAATCCCCTGGCGTTCCGCTTCCGCCTGGGCGTCTTCAGCGGCGGCCCGCCTTTCGGCGATACATTTCGGACAACCTTCGGCAAGATTAAATTCGCCGTGGGGACAATGCCCCTTAGTGATTCCCATATTCATTTGATACCTTCCTTTCGTTTAGATTTGGGGGCCCAGGAATAACCCCCAGGCCCCCATTGTAACGCTTATGTATTGCCCCTGTCAAGGGCTTTCGGGTCGTTTGCCCGCTGGCCGCAGGAAGGGCACGTTTGGAAGTCGGCGTGTTTTCTCACCGACCCCGCCTCTGTGTAATGCTTTCCACAATGCGGGCAATCGTAGTCGTAAACTTGATATTCGGGTTCTTCAGGATAACCCATTTGCTCTATTCCCCTTTCGATTTGATTTTGGAATTCAATTCCATTTGCATTTGACTTCGGGTTGGTCGGTTGCGCGGGCCTTCAGTTCGGCCAGGTCTTCGGTCAAGATATAATGAATCCCGCGCTTCCCCCGAAGCATAAGTTGGGTGTGAAGGTTAGAGTTGCTTGAAACCAAAAGACGCAAGGCTTCGTTTTCTTCGGCCTTCCGATTGGCTTCGCGGCGGCCCCGTATTCGGGCGAAGAAGTTTATCTTGTGTAAAAAGCGACGGCGACCCTGCTTCCGGAAACACTTTTCACAAATGCCGTGTGTCGTGCCCGTTGTCCCCTGGCCGTCCTTTTCGCCCATATCGGCCCCGCACCACGCGCAAACAATCTTCATTGTGGTTTTTGTCTTCATTGCGTCCCCCTTTCGCTAGATTTGCCTTATAGTTCGCCCAGGTTGGCGACCAGGACGACGCCCAGGAACGCGACGGCCATTGCAAAGCCGGCGGCGGTTGCGGGTCGGGTTCGCGGGAACCGCGCGTTCAGCTTCGTCAACGCCCAGGCCACGACCAGGGCGGGAATTATCTTAATGAATGGGAAGGCCCAGGTATGGGCGAAGGATACCATAAGCGGGTTGACTTCCTGGAAGCCGTTGTTCGTCGCCCAAAGCGTCAGGAACGCATCGGCGGCTTGAAAAGCGACGAAGGCGATTACCAGGTATCGAATAAGCTTCTTCAATTCAGTTTCCTTCCGGTCGGGCTAGTCAACCCGACTATATTAAGCTTACCAAACTGTAACGCCCGTGTCAAGCCCCCGTGTCTATTTGAAGTTAGAATATAGCTTCAGGCGTGGAGTATTTAGTCCCAGGACTAAAGTTCTATCAGGCATAAAATCAGCGGGGCCAAGTCGTAAGATACCAGGCCCAGGGTAAAGGCCCCTTATTTGCGGCCTGGCGGCCCCTGGGGGGCATCGTGGCAATAATGCGGCCCTGGGGGTTGCCCGATTCCCCCAGGGCCTATCCGAAAGGAAGATATTTGCCTGGCATAATGTGGCGACTATGCCAGGCCCCCTATTAAGGGGCTATGCTATAAGCGGTAAAAAGCTTGACCAGGGCGGTTCCGCCCGCGGCCCCGCTTCCCACCAGGAAGGCAATCAGAATCCAATACTTGATTTCCAACTTGCCGACCTTCTTCCTGGTCGCGTCCAGGTCGTCGCAATTATCTTTGACCTTTCCGGCCAGGCCGTTGTCGGCCGTATTTGGAACCCCGATTAAAAGCGTTTCCATTCGAACCATTCGTTCGCGAACGTCGAATATCGCTTCTTCAGGCGTCATATTTGGCGGCTTTTGTTGCGCCATATCTCATTCCCCCTTATGACAAGTCTTCCTGAAGGATTACTTTCCCCAGGGTCAAATGCGTGTCGGTCGCCCCGCCGCCGCCGTCGCTTTCCAGAAGACACGACCATTCCAAGTCGCCGGTCGGAACCACGGTCAAGGTATCAATCAGGACGCCGTTCAGATAGACTTCAACGCTTGTCGCCGATATGATAAGAATTTCAATGACGTAACGGGTATCAACGTTTACCGTCTGTGTCCCCGAAACGTCCGTAGCCGAAGCGTTCCCCGTTGCGAAGACCCAAATCGCCCCCGTCCACATAAAGCCCGCGAAGTGTTCGGTCAGATAATTGGGAGTAGCCACGCCTGGCGTTTGCCGGAAGCCCAGGAAGACGCCCGTATCCGCGACGTTCCGGTCAATGGCGAATTCCTGGCGACAATACGGCGACCTTGACGCATTGAAGGAATTGTCCAGGGCGTTGTTTTGTTCCGTTTGCCCGCAAACGTAAACGGTTGAAGCCCCGTTATTATCAACCTTCAATACCGCCTGGCCGAACCCGCCCAGGGAAAAGTCCCCGCCGCCAGTCGTCGGGTACGTTAGCTGATAATTGCCCGCGGTATCGTCTTCCCAATTTACGACGATTTCACGAATGAATTTATGAACTGCCAACCTGGGGCCGGCGAATAGCTTTTCGAAGTGCCCTTCAGTCCACGGTTTCGTTGAAAGGCCGACCTTTTCCGTTCCCACCTTCCCGACAATGTCGTCTTCGTATTCAATGTTCCCGTCCAGGCCCTTCAAGTAACCAGGATTATCGAAGACGAAAGTATTCCATTCCGAAGCCGTTACCAGGTGGCCCGTTGCATAGTCGGCCGGTATTGCCGTCCAGGACATAATTAACCCCCTTCCGAACTATCGGCGGTCGTCAATAGTTCGTCTTTGTGTTCTTCGTTTTCCCGCTTCAAATCGTCCAGGGTTTCGCCAGGATACCAGTTCCGATTGAGTAACGGGCGGACTTCCAGAAGTTCTTCGATTTCCTTCCGTTCCGCGGGGAAAGCCGACCGCCTTATCTTATGCCCGACCTTGCTATTGAGGCAAGAGCAACAAACGAAGAAGCCTTCTTCCCAGGCATATTCGACCCCGCGGCAATCCTTTTCAGGACAAGGGACTAGCCAGGCCCCGTTCGAAATATGGGCCATTATCGGTTCTTCCTGGTCGTCCGGTTCCCGAAGCGTAATCTGGAAACGGGCCGCTTGCTTATCGAGCCGCCCCCGCTTCCAATGTTCCCATTTCAATTTGAACCAGGTGTTCGCCGTAATCATAAAATCCCCCTTTCGGTTATATTCCAAGCCTGGTCGTTTCGGACAATTCCCCGAACCCCGCAAGGCCCAAAAGCCAGAAGACGCCTTCAGCGTCGCCCAGGGCCCGTTCGATAATCCAGGTCGTTTCGTGAACGAAGCCGCCTTCATTCAATAAGTATTCCTGAATTATCTTGTTGATATAGTAATCGGTATCAACGCCCAATTTCGTTGACTTCAGGGTTATCCGGTCGGAAATGTCCCGCGACAAGCATTGAACCCTTATCGTAGTATCGGGCCAGGCCGTCCGCGCGGTATGTCTAACGGAAATCGCCCTGGGGACGGCGTCGTCATACTTCGCCAAAAGGAATTGGGCCTGGGCCTGAATGTCGTTCGGGTTCGATTTGAAGGGAACGTCCAGATTAAGACCGCGCTTCCCGTAATCGTCCTGGCTATCCGTATCTTCTTCCGCGATTGCCATTACTTCGACGGAATAAAGGACGCCGTAAACCAGGGCGGTTCGGCCCGTCGGAGCCCCCAGGGGCGGGGTATCGGGAACAACCAAATACGCGCTTTGGTTCCCCGCATTGCTGAATTTAAGCTTCACGCTTTGCCCGTATTGAGTTTGAACCAGGGTAATATTATCCGAAACATCGTTGCCCGTCTTGTCGGGTTCGGTGTTGGCGTTCCAATGCGTCCCTTGGGCCAGGCTATCGTAAGACTGAAGCGGCGACCCGAATTCGGCCCATAAGACCAGGCTTCCCTGCTTGCTGATAAGCGGGGCCCCCGAATCGCCGGTATGGGCCGACCAAATAAGTTCGTCTTCAATCGTCCCCATATCGTAACCCGAAACAAGCTGGACGCCCCCGATAAAATAACGCCGGCCGCGGACGACGACCTGATTATAGACAAGCTTCTTCGACCATTCATAAGCCAATTCGACGGGGGTATCTTCGAAGTCGTGCTGGCTTACCAGGCCCGCCCCCGTCAAGCGCGCGTGCCGGTTTTCCCAGGTAGCGACCCCCGCCGGCGTGATATAGAAGCGGCCGAGTTCGATTTGTTCCAGAATGCGAAGCGCGGCCAGAGCCTTGAGTTTATGGAACCAGCCAAGTTGAAGGGTATCAACCCCCGTGTCTATATCGCGGTCGCCCGCCGCCCACGCCGCGGCGTCCAGTATGTCGCCAACAAGCGTCCCGCTTTCGGTATCCGACCGAAGAACCGTATTGATTTCCAGTTGGGCCAGGTCGTTCATACCGTCAAGGGCCGTGATAAAAGCGACCAGGTTTTCCGTTTCCCCATGGGGCGTTATCTTTTCAATCCGGCCCGTGAAGTGCCTATATCGGACGCCCCCGTAATCTTCATAAACCTCAATGACTTTCCCCAGGGCAAGCGTCCCGTAATACAGGCCGGCCGCGTTTTCGGGACTGAAGTCGCCATTCTGATTGTCGCAAACGAGTTCACAAACGCCGGCGGTTGCTTGTGCTAATTCAGAATCCTGGCCGCGTTCCGTTCTTACGGCCAGGGTTTTCGAAGTTACGTCCAGGCCCGCCAGCGTAATGACCAGGGCGTCGGGAAGGGCGGTCATTGTGGCAAGCCAGCCGTCGTCGTCGGGGCCGATATAAGCGATAATATAAGACTTTGAAGTCCCGATTCTCAGGACGCTAGAGTCCTGGCATCTTACCGCGTCGAATGTAACTTCGTCCTGCGTCGCCGTCTGAATTGTCCCGTCGTTGTCAATTTGAACCGTGAAGGTTCGGCCGGTCGGTAGAGTATACCAGCCGTAAGTTACTGCGAAGATGTTATCCCCCAGGTCAATAATTTTTGGATTCAAACAACGTTGAGGCGGACTAAAATTCCAGGTCTGAATGACCGCCCCGATTGTCCCATTGGCGGCAATCGTCAAGGTCTTCATAAAACCTTGTCCCGTCGTGAGGTCGGGCGGGCCCTGGTAAACTATGGCGTAAACGGTTCCCGAAATATGAATAAGCTTGGGGTGGGCACCAAAAACGGTATCGAATTCAAAAGAATCCGTCCCTGGGGCCACTTCGATTGTCCCGTCAGCCTGTATTTCCCACGTCTTCAGCCAACCGTCGCTTCCAGGGCCGGTATAAGCGACGGCGAATATGTCCCCTGAAATATGACGAAGCGACGGGAACGCGCCCAACACGCCGTCATACTTTTGCGCGCCAATAAGGGCCCCGAAAGTCCCGTCGTTATTGATATTTATTGTCTTGAACCAACCGTAAGCGGCTTGCTGGTAAGCGACCAAATACACGGTTCCGCCCAGGTGGTAGAACTGGAAATGCCGCCCGTAAGTCGCGTCAATTTCGTAGCTGTCAACTTCCGCTATGGTTCCATTGTCCTGGATTGTAAAGGTCTTCAGCCAGCCGTCGCTCCCGCTTCCCTGATAACCGATAATGTAACCGTTCGCGACGTTCGGAAGGGCGAATAGTGTGTTTGTATAACCCAGGACGGTATCGTATTCGTGTTCGTCTATTTGGGCTCCGATTGTCCCATCAGCGGCAATGTTTATCGTCCGAAGGAACCCGTCGTAGTCAACCCCCATATGGGCAATCGCGTAAACGGTTCCGGCGATATGCTTAATGTCCAGTTCGCCGCAAAGGGTATCTTCGAATTCGCCGCTGTCAATCTGTGTCAAACCCATTTACCGACCCAACCTTTCGCTTTCGCGACTGAAGCGTTGAACCTTTTCCGAAAACTTCCTGGCATCGGATTCCGAACCCATAAACGCCTGGGCACTTATATTGACGGTCGTTCCGCCCCCGCCAAGTCCGCCGGTCGCGGCGACAATGCCGGCGGTCGCGGCCGCGGCAACGCCCAGGCCGATTCCGATTCGGGCCCAACCGACGGGCCCCGTAAGCGCGGCGACAATGGCTTGCGCAATCGCCAGGGTTCGCAAGGTCGCAATCAGGTTCTTGATATACGGAAGCATTGTCCCGATTGCGGAAACAGTCATAAGTATCGCCCCGCCTGTCATTAAGAAGGTTGACGCCGTCTTCGCCAGCGGGTTTTCCAGTTGACCCAATAGGGAACCAATGGCGGTCAGCGCGCCCCCCATTGCCGTTAATGCGGCGTTCAACTGAAGGCTTTGGATTTCCGCTTGTTGGGTCGTTTGCCCGAAATTCTGCATTTGAACTGAAGCTTCGTCCTGCATTCGTAGAACGATTGTCGTCGCGGCTTCGTGTGCCATATTAAACCCCCTTCTACGGTTGCCAGTTACCCCCGAACTGGACGACGTTCTTCACGCCCTTATAAATCAGTATCTTTTCGATAAGGCCCTGGGGCCATTCGTCAATTACCTGGGGCGGGAAGCCGATTTCAGTTATTACCAATGCTTCTTCCAGTTCAGGCGGCAAGCGGTAACGGTTCGGTAACTTCAGGGCCAGGAAAAGCCCTTCCCCTAGTTCCCGCCGCCGCCCTTTGCTAAAGGGCCCAATGCCCCATATAGCAAGTTACATTCATTGACTAGCCTTTCCCGTATCCGTTCGGGCAATCCGTCAAGCGTTGCCTGGTCAACCGGCCCGAACGACCATTCCTTGACCTGGCCGGCGATTATCGCGTCGTTGACTTCGTCCCAACTTATCGCGGTCAAGTCAATGGCGACGCTTTGCCCGCCTTCGACCTTCGGTTCGTCGTCCCCTTGAATGGTAAGCTTCGGCGGCTTATCAGGGTATTTCAGGAAGGGCCGCGTCAAGGCGTTGACCGCCTTTTGGGTTCCGTGTCGAAGTTCGACATAAAAGACGGCATAAGGCCGCTTTTTGAACGGCCCGAACCCGCCGCCTTCCGCTTCCAGTTCGACCTTCTTCGTTTCGGGTTCGTATGTCATTTCGTCCCCCTTTCGGTATATATCAATGGTATATACTAAAGTTCGCTTTCGGACTTATGGGTAAGTGCCACGGGTAACTTTCCCATTGACCTGAAGTTCGCAACGGGCCGTTACCATTTGGCCGACCCTGGACAATATCTGATAATTCCGAACCCAGGCCGACCCGTGGTATTTTATGTCGCCCGCCGTCTGCCCTTCAGGGCCATAATCAAAGGACATAGCCGAACCGTGTGTCCGGAGTAGGCCCAGGACGGTATCGGAACCGACCAGGGCGTCGTCCGACCAAAGAAGTTCCAGGGTTACGACCACGTTTTCCAGGGTCGGATAAAACTTCCGCCCGCCGTCGGCAAGGGTCGTCGCTTCGGCCAGTTCCCGCGGCCCAGGAAGCCCGTCAACCGAAATTATGTAAGGCGTTAAATCCCGAAAGTCGCCCCCCGCGTCGTCCATTCGGAAGACCGATTGACCGCTATCGAATAATTCTGTCATTTTACTTTCCCCCCTCTTTTAATGTAGATGATACCGGATATGGACTTTCGCGGTATCAGCGACCGCGGTATTGCTTTTCATTCGGTAGTAAACCGTTTCGCCCGCCGGTATTTCATTCCCGAACACTCGCGCGTGATTATCGGGATTCTGGAACTTCCCTGAACCAGCGAAGCGTTGTGAAGTCAGCGGAACCTTTGCGGCCCCGTAAGCTATTTCAAGCATATACCGCGTCGCTTCGTCGCTTACTTCTTCTTCCTGAACAACGGTTATATGACCAGGGGCCGCGGCCAATAGCGAACTGAAGGTCGTCGCCCCGCTGTCAACGATTTCGGCCCAGGCCGACCAGGTATCCAGGGGTTGTCCCGCGGTCAGCGTACATTCCAGGGACGTATCCCCTGGGAAGATACGCGTCGAGTGATGTAGCGCGTCGTAATTATCGTCAATATAACCCGCCCTGGTCGCTGTTAGCCTGGAAGTCAGTTTCCGTAATGTTCCGATTCTGTCAATCATAATACGAACCCCGCTTTTCCCAATTCGTATATTTCCGACCAGTCGTCTGCGGAAAGGGCTTCGCCCACAATGAATAATCGCCCGAAGTTGTTTTTATACCAGTTCGCGTCCTTTGTGAAGCGTGTCCCGATTACCAGGTCGTAAGCCGTCGCTTCGGGGTCAATCAGGCCGCCTTCCGTTGTAACCACGTCCAGGGCTTCGCCGTTTCGGTAATGTAACGCTTCACCCCCACTTCGGGATATTCCAAACAACACGGGAACGTCGGGTTCCCAACCGACGGAATAACAAGCCGTCCTGGTTGAAGCCCCGCCCGCGTGGTGATGACGTAATGTTAAGCTGGATACCGTTTCAATCTTCGTCAAGTATAGTTCCCAACCCCCGACGTTGAGTTGCCAACGTCCGATTACGATTTCCGAATTGCCCGTATCGGACCAGTCAATCCAACCGCCGACGCTGTAATCCCCGTCAGTAAAGCCCAGGTCCGCGCAAAGGGCATTCAAGCATTGAAGGTACTGTGTCGTTCCGTTCAAAGTCAGGACGGACTTCCCGCTTGCCAGGGACGCCCAGGTCGGGGCATTGACCAGCGTTACGGGGTGATGTGGTTTCGCGACGTCCTGGGTAATGGCCCCGACGCCTTCCAGGAAAGGAAGGTCCAGAAGCATTTTACGGTTCGATGCTATATTATCGTATAAACTCATAACTTACACCTTGAAGAAAACTTCCCAGGGATATGCCTTCGCGTCCCCCGCTGTCTTTTCGATTGTAACCTTGATTCCGAAGCGTGAAGGAAATAATTCGACTGTCTTCCCCAGGGGGTCTTGAACGCCAGCGAACGGGTCAGATTCGTCGAATTTTATCCAGTCGCCGCCCGAAGACATTCGCTTATATTGTCGAATGACGACCGTTTCCGTGGCCGTTTGATTCGTGAAGTCAATATCCAGGGACTTCGGAATGAATACCCCCAACGGGGCATTGTTGACGTAAAGCGTTTGTTCGTTCCCGTCAGTTGTAAGCGTTCCCCCCGTTTCGGTCAGGGTCCCCAGGCCGTCCGTTTTCGCCCGAATCGCGTTCAATTCGGTTGCGACGGCAACCAGGTTCGCCAGGACGTCGGCCTTGTCTATTCCCTGGGGCGGATAACTCATGAAGAACCCCCCTTCCCGCTGATATAGGCCCCGATTTTTTCGCCCATATCGTCAACTATCTTCTGGACTTGCGGCATAAGCATTTGAAGGACGCGTCGGTGATACGGGTTCGGAAGCGCGGGGCCAACCGACTTCCGGAAGAATTCCTGGTCGCCAATGAAGAAGTGAAGGAACTTCGCGTTTATAGCGTGAACGGGCCCGCGTCCTTCACGGACGATATAACCATAATAAACCCCTTCGGGCGACTTTGCCGCCTGGCGGATTTCCAGGGCTTGCCGCATTGCCCCGCCGATAATCTGGAAGACGGTTGACCGCTTCAGCTTCCCCGATACCCTGGGGGTCGCGTTCGCCAGGGGCCCCGTCCCCGTGGCCGGCACGAAAAGCCGTCCCAACTTCCGAAGCCCTTCGTTTAACGTAATGCGGGCGATTGTATCCCCCGCTTCGTTCACGCGTTTATTAAGTTGCGACAATTCGATGTAATCGTAATCAATCGCTTTCATTATTCCGCCCTTTGTGGGTCGTAAAATTCCAGGACGTCCAACGAATGCCGGCGGCCCCGATAAGCCCCCTTCCTGTGAGAAATCACGTCGGCGGTCGGCGAAAGGGTCATATCCGTTCGCTGGACATTGGCCGTCCCGTTCAAGCGCGGATACTTCGCCAGTATGTCAATGACCTTTTGGGTTTCGGTTCCGACCCTGGTATCGAGTTCGGTCAGTTCCCCGCGCCAGGGAACCAGGACGTCAACGTTGAACGACCAAACGCGGCGTTTCATTCGAAGGGATATGCTTTCCTGCCTGATTTGGCCGAAGGACACAACGACAAGGCGGTCAAGCCCTTTCCCCAGGGCCCGCTTATCGTAAGCGAAGCAATTCGTATCGTCGAAGTCGTCGTGAAGCTTAATCACGGCAACGACCGCGTCTTCAATTACTCTTTGCGACATAACGCCCCCCTAGTCTTCATTAACCAGCGAACGACGGCCAGGATAATCGTCCATTCCCCGCTTGAATATGGGAAGCTTTTCTTCCCCGTCTTCGGTTTCCTGGGAACCCGCGAACATATCGCCCAGGCGCGCCTTCCGCCGGCCCGCCCGTAACCGGTTTTCGCGGATTGCCTTCAAAGCCGACTTGAACTTGTTCCCGTAAGTCGTTGCGCGGTCAACCGTGGGGGATTCGACTTCTTCCGTCGGGTCGTAACCTTCGGACGGGACGGTCGAAAGTAAGACCGCCGCGGCCCCGTAAGCATTGGCCGCCTTCAAGAATTTATGGGCGGTCGGGTAATCGGCTTTGACCACGGGGACGGTATAACCGACCTGGTCAAGTTCGCGGTTCAAGTCGGCGGCCGCGTTGTCCAGTTCGGCTTCAACCTGGTCAAGCGTGGGCGTCGTGGTCGCGTCGAATGTCCGGTTCAAAACAATGTCGCCGATAAGACGTTCGACGTCTTCGTGTTCGGCATAAGTATTCGTATCAACGGCCATTGGCTAAGCCCCCCTTTTATAAACTAACGGCCCCCCTGAACTTGCCCTTCATTTCATTTATAACCGACAAACTAACGCCCTTCGCTTGAAGCAATACCTTGACCGATTCGTCGTCCATCAATTCCTCGTGAATTTTGGCGTACTTTTTATGGCCCGATATATTCGCGCCAGCAACATCACCCGCCAAATATTCAGCGAATGTCTTGCCGACATATTCAGGGGGCACTCCAGCAAAGCGCCTGGCTTGCCTAACCGTATTGGCGGCCGCTTCCAGTTCGTCGGGGTTCGTGACCGTCAATGGGAAAACAACCACGCCAGTATCATCGGTTATAATCTCCGTCAACGCCCCCAATTCGATACAAACAAGCCCTCTGAGTGACCCGTCGGGCCGCCTGTCTTCTTCAAGTAGCACTTGTCCCTTGTGGGATTCCCGAAGCCTCATTGGTATTCCGTCGAATTCAGGACTTTCAGTGTCTATGATATGTTTTGGCATTTTTATCCCCCTTATGAAACTATTTTCGCGCGCATACATACGTAATACGTATTTCCGCCGCGGGTATTATGAAACCTCAGATTCGTACCATCACCAATCGCCAAGAATGTTCCTTCCACGTCGCCGGCGCCATCGTCACGCCCGTAATACCACCAACTGGCATTGTATTTATATTCGCAATGAACGACTACGGCCCAATTTGACGTATGGCTGAATAGTCCCCCATCGGCGGGGGTATAGGTTACTCCCGCCCCCAAATCCTGGGAATTATATCGTTCATAAGTGCCCGTTGATATGTGGTGTCTCATTATCACTATGTTTCGGGCGGCTACATTGGTATTGTAAAAATTTAAGTTAGTACCATCGCCAATGACAGCATCATTGCCTAGTACAGGCTCAAGAATACGACTCCACCCTGGTTGAGCATCCTGCAAACTCGGTCGCAAATCCTCACTCTCAAGCACAGCTGAGAAGAGTCCTTCATCGGCTGGTGTATAAAAAGATCCAGCCCCCAGGTCTGCCGTATGATAGCGTTCAATAGTCTCAGTGGCAGGGGCAGGGATAACGCCGCCTAATTCGCCCATTTCAAAAACCCCCCTTACTCTAAGACCTGAGTAATGACGTTTCCAGTAATTGTCCTGGCCGCGCCTTCGTCAGCGTCTTCTTCATATGTTATTTTGAAAGCCTGGTTGGTTCGGGCGCCTGTCACGGTATAGACGTCTTCGTCCCCGCCTGAAGCTACGCTGTCAACGTTTTCTTTAATCCAAATTTTATAGTTCGAGCCGTCGACTTTCCGATATACCCGAATAATGCCCCCGTTAGTCATATTGGTAATGTCGAGCTCAACGGATATTTCGCGCCTGGTGACTGCCGTGTCTTCGTAAACGTCTTGTTCGCCGCCCGCGTCAAGGTACGAATACGATATTGCGGATTCAGCTGTATCAACCAGGCCCTTGACCGTGTCCAGGTCCGCAGGCATATTAGCGGCCGCCAATTCGTCCAGGTATCCCGCCCTGGCCGCGGTATAGTTGCCAAGCGCTGTCGCAAGTGCCGCAGTCCAGGAAGAAGCAAGGGCCGCGTTATCAGTCCCACGCATAGCGGTAGTAGGAATGGCGGCCAAAAGAGTTTGAAG